ACCTGAACTTCAGCTTTAGTAGGTGTCTTAACTTGTGGGAAGAACATTCTAATTGCATAATATCTACCCCTCCAGTTTAAGGATGCCATAATGATATTACCAGTTCTTGCTGGTACTCTCACTGCTTCCTCAACAGTTTCGGGACAAGCATCAGCACCATGAACAGGACATTCTTTTCCTTTCTTGGTGTGAGCACACTCCATCTCTTCTTTCTTTACACAATTAGGATATCTCTTTCCGAACATGGTTTTCATGCCCTTCTTTTCATACCCTTTCCAACACTTCTCATCCAGTTCAAATTCTTCTTTCTTCGTCTTATTTCCCCAATTTGCTGCACCAACTTTTCTGCATTTGACCAGTGCTCCTGACGCATATGCACTTGGCCAAACTGAATAACGTGACTTGACTTTGTGATAGCAAGCATCTTTCTTGCCTTCTTCAATGTCAATTGTGTCACCAACTTCTACATTGTTTTCTGCGAACCATCCACGGTTTACTTCTAACGCACACAGTACTTCTCCATCCGAAGAAACTGGACTCTCGTCAAATGGTTCTAACTCTTTAATGCTTTCGATTGTTCCATCCTCTCTAATGAAAGCGATATCGAGAGGGATTCTTGTTTCAGTCATGTGGAATGACTGTTTCTGCACATCATCAAAGATGAATAGCATTCCACTGTTTACGTCTAAACTTTCACGGAACATTAATCCTAAGTTGAAATCTCTAATATTATTTGGAATCTCAATATTAAGAGGTAAAGTAATAAACTCGGTTGACTCGTTCATTTTCTTCTTAGGTTTATCAGTTGAAACGTATGTTGGTTTTGCTGCACCAGTCTTTTGAGGTTGACCAGGATCAGCAGCTCTTTTTCTCCTTTGAGCAGATTCTCTTTCAGATTTGCTCATGCTTGCTCTCTTTGCAGAGGACACGCATTTTGGTGTGGTTTTCTGACCAGGTTGTCTAGCACAGGGTTTTCCTGATACTACCTGAACCCAACCAGGTTTTCCTCCTTTTGATCTAGACTTACCAAACCAGTCACGAAGACTTTCTTCACTCATTCCATTACCACCATTACCATTACCATTACCATTACCATTTCCGTTGCCGTTACCATTACCATTTTTTGGTTCATCGTCAACAGAGTGACCATTTTCTTTACGAAGATAACCAGCACGACCAACTACCTTAAATCCTTTAGGAATTGGTTTACATTTTTTATCTGTATAGCAGTAATAGTGTCCCGCTTTACATTTGCCGTTTGCTTCTTCGTTCATTTCTTTGGTCTTCTTTTTCATTGTGTTAATGAATTTTCTGTAAACAGCTGCTTCTGAAGTCTTACCCATTTCTCTTGCTCTCTGTTCCATAGCAACTGCTGCCTGGATCTTGTGAGCATGAGATCTTGATGAATTGCGAATCTTAGTAACAGATGCTTTAGCAGTTGCAACATCCTTAAACCCAAGTCCATGAATCGTTCCTTTAGGATTTTCATCCGTATAAAGGTCAGAGTGCTTTTTAGAATTTGCTGGTTGCCCAGGTTTTCTTGGGATACGGGGGTTGCTCATTCAACTGGTTTAGATTTAGTTTGACCACCTGCTGCTCTTTTTTTACGTCCAGCACAATGTGCTTTCTGAGAGAATCCTTTTGGATTTGAGCAGTCAATACTCTTTTTATATTTATTAGACCAAGACTCTTGAAATTGTTTAAACGTTTTCATACTTCTATAAGTGTTCTGATTAGTTTAAAGACTGTGGAAGATGAAGATGCTGGCGTTGCCAATAACCTTACATTTCCTCCAGATATATCAGTATTAAATGTCGATAATGAACTACCTGTTTTTATTGTTCCATATTCAGTTCCATAAGAATCACTACCATCATGAACAATATTAACTTCAGTTGTATGGTAATTTGAACCTTGTGTAATTTGTATTTGATATTTTGCAGATCTATAGTCAGAGGCAGAGAAACTATCAATAGAAGATTCTGAAGTAGTAGTGGTTGTTGTAACTACACTAGAAATTAAACCATTATCAAAGGTAATAGAGTTTCCTACAAAACTAGTTGCAGTTATAATACCTGAAGTATTGATTGATACTGTAGTTCCGATTCCTACAGATTTTTGTTCACCTGATTGATCGGTGAATTCTATTCCTCCTTCAGAATCTTGTTTAATTGTAATAGTATTTGCAATACCAATTATTATTTCTTCAATACCTTCAATACGTTTTGTATTTGGATCAAGGGTAATTGATCCAGATCCAACTGTAAGAATACCAGTTACTCTAGCATCACCATTTACAACGAGATCTTCATTGAAGAATCCAGTATCAACTCCAACATGAACTTTCGTGGAAGTTACAATACCTGCAAACTCTGCATCTCCAGATCCGGTGATTGTTCCACCTACACCTGCTAATCCAAATTCAACACCACTTCTAGCAGTGATTAAACCTACTACATCAATATTTGAAACATCTTCATAGTTGAGTGTTCCACCTACTGATACGTTTCCAGTAAATGTTGCTGCTACACCAATTACGTTTCCTACGGTAATATTTGGAGTGCCAGTTAGTCCGCGAGCATCGGTAGCAATACCTGCTGACACTGCTTCTGTGGCAATTCCTGCAGAGGTAGCAAAAGTTGCTGTTCCATCAAAACTGGTTGCTGTGACAACACCAACATTCATTCCCAAACTGGATGTGTTTCCTTCAGTTAAAACTTCATCTAAGGTTTGAGATCCTCCTCCTCCACCACCACCACTTGTATTTGCAAACACAAATGGTTGTTTTTTATTAGATGTGTCTATCTTAAGGAACTTCCCATTATAATCATTTAAATTAGTTGCAATACCAACAATATCATCAAGATATCTAAGATTTACTTCTCCACCACCACCTTGTGCATTGACAAGATTTTTTAGATATTCTAGTTCTCCTCTAATTCTGATAATTTCAGGGTCAGTTGTTTGCTCTTGTATTTCTTCCTTAGTTTTAAGTTTTCCAAGAAGATTTAATGCCTTACCGATAGTGTCATTTTCTTCAACAATATCAGTCTGTTCCTCTGCAATTTTTGTTTTACCAAGAGGTTCAGGTTTAATAATGTCAATTACTTCAAATTTTGGATTGCCATATAAATCCTCAATTTCTAAAGTGTCTTCCGATTCTTCAACTACCTTTTCCTCTGGTTCTACTTCCTCTTTCTTATCTTCTACCTTTGGTTCAGCATACAGCCATGCTTCGAGTGCCTTTGCTTGCTTCTCCTCCTTTATTTTTTTCTTCTTATCTTCTTCTACTGATTTTTTTGCTTCTTTGAAGATTGAATCAATGTCAATATCACCAACAAGAGATCGGAATTCGTCCTCCTTCTCTTGCTTTGCTTTGCCGATAAGTGAGAAAAATTCGCCTAAATCTCCACTCATTTTTTATCCTTGTCTTTTAAGATTTTTGCTAGTTCTGCAGTTGATCCAACGAATAATGCATTTGTGACGTTTGTTGGACCTTTTGGATTGTCCTCTTCAACATCCTTAAGTTTTTTCTGTAGGTCTAATAATTTATCTGTTGCATCAGCAACACTTTTAATTAGTTGACCAGCAACCTCATATGCTCTTGCTTGTTCGGTTTCTTGAGCAAGTTCAAGAATACCATTAACTGCTTCTTGTCCTTTCTCAATTAAAGAATACAAGTTACCTCTAGTATACTCATAGTCTTTTTTTATATCATCAGTAGACTCCTTTATTTTTTCAATCTTCTTTTCAACTACTTCTGGATGAACAATGTCATTAGAAGTATTGAAAGTTTCATTTAACTCATCAAAGTTTTTTGTCATTTTTGGAGTCATCAGAACGTACTACCATCAAATCCGAAGTCATCTCCAGACTGAACCAATGCATTATCAGCAGCAGTGATTCTACCAATTGCAGCACCTCTGAGATGAGTTGTTGCTGTTGTGTTATCTTCACCACGTCTAACAGTGATCTTGTTACCACTGATAGACTTGACGAACATCTCTTCATCATCAATGACAATGTAAGTAGATGCAGTTAAGGTACTAGCATCATCAACTTCAAAGGTTTTTGCAGTGAGTGTGATGTCATTAGTAAGTTGAGTTGCAACATCTCCATCGTAGTTCTTGATTGCTCTTGGAGTGACAGAGTAAGCAACTTCTCTTGTAGTATTTGAAGTGTCGGTTCCAGTAAGATAACTGACAGTTGCTTTCTTGATGATATCTTTGGTCGCGGAAGTAGTAGGACCAAACAGATATGTTTTAGCAGTAAATCTAAGAGTATAAAGTAAGACTCTTCTCTGAGAGAAGTCTCCTTCATAATCATCTTGCATTGTAATGTTTT